AAGTACTCGAAAGGCGGGTGGCGGAGAGCTTATGTTGAGATAGATTTCTCACGCTGGAACCTCATGTGGAGAGATGAGGTGATCGCGCCCATCGGCCTGCGTCTGAATCAGATCTATGGGGTAATAGGGATATTCGACTACGTACATGAGTTCTTCAGCCAAGCACTGATTAACCTACGCTTGTACGGGTTGCCACCTGACCATCTTGACTCCTCTAATCGTGACAACCCACCTGAGGGGGACATACTATGGTACAATCACAAAGGTGGGTTCGAAGGGATAACACAGAAGCTCTGGACGGCTGCTACACTGGCCATGGTCCACACTGCTCTCTGGCCTCTCGGTATCCTCTATCATATAGTGGGTCAAGCTGACAATCAAGTCCTAGTGGTGGACTACTACCCACCTCAAGACATGACCAACTCTCAGAGAAACCAATATGCTCGCCACATCGTGGCACAAGTCAAAAAAGCTCTAGAGACATCTTGCCTCAGGGTCGGGCAGGAAGTCAAAGCTGAGGAATGCATCGAGTCGACCACTTTACTCACTTATGGCAAAGAGATGTGGCTTAAAGGGGCATATCTCCCCGCTTCGGCCAAGTACCTGTCTCGCATTTTCCCCTCTACCACCGCGGATGACCCCTCTCTACACGGATACCTAGGGAACGTCTCTAGTGGAGGGGTGGCAGCCGTGGAGAGGTCCTTAACCTCTTTGCCGGAGCTGTTGGTGACAGAGTATGTCATGTCATTCACTCTGAGACGAGAGCTTAGACACTCACTAATTCACGGCAAAGGTATAGCAGAGCAGATTGCACAATTAGGGCTAGATGGGGGACTCAGTGACCTTGTCTTCGCACTCATGGCTATTCCCTCTAACCTCGGGGGATTACCTGTACCGACCATCTCTGAGTTCCTATATAGAGGCCACACTGACCCCCTCTCCTCTTCGACTGCTCACCTCTACTTGCTGAGATCTGACCCGGTGTGTAGCAGATACTTATCCCTTTTGGAGAGAGATTGGCTTTACCAGCCTGACCCAGAGTATGCAGGACTGGTTCTAGATCCGTTCGCTGCCCCCTTAGCAACACGGCCGACTGCTTCCCTTGCAGTTGCAGGAGCAGTCAGGGACAACCTGGTAGATATGACAACCAATGCCTCACTCCTCGGCATGCTAAGCGGCTCGGATAAAGACAAGAGAGCACAGCTATTCTCCGACCTGATGAGGTTCAGACCCATCTACCCCAAGATTCTCCATGACATCTATAAGGCATCTCCGGCTGGGGTATCAGATACGTTTTCCAAGAGATTCACGAATTCGAGAACTATCTTAAGCTCGGCTCGACAAGCTAACATCAATATCTCCTCTATCTCCTCTCAAGCTGACCGCAGATGGATTGAGTCCGTTCTGTTCCGGATTCACCTTATTTGGAAAGTTGCTTCAGTACCCATCTCTCGGGAATCGATGATGACCTTACCTGTTCGTATGAGGAACAGATGGGGTTTAGGGAAGCTGGAAGGGATCTCCAATGTCTCTCCTATCTTACTTGGTGCTTACCACGCTATACCATGCAACTGCCCGATGGTCTTCCTTAACAACTCGGCAGCTCTTTCTATGGTCTCGTGTTTGGCAATGTCATCTTCTCCCGCGACTGCGAAACGTACCCGAGGAGCTGTTCCACCGTACCTTGGGTCTGAAACTAAGGTCAAATCGGTCTACAGCTGGACTAAACCTGTAGACTCCTCTCCGCCCCTGCGCGATGTCTTGAAACTCCTATCGATAGCTGAGATGATTACGGTGCCAGGGTCTGCAGCCCATAAGTATCTCCTGCGTCTGGCTCAGAGTAAGACTACTCTAGATTTAGACTTGCTACAGAAGTTGGTTGAACATAAGATAGGAGGAACACATGGACACAGGTATACCTCTCTCGATGAATCTAGTGGAACTTTCCTGAACATCGCTATCAACTGGGCAAGTCACCTGACTATCTCTTCAAACCTATCACGACTGCTAGGAACAGTAGATCGACCTGTATCTTTCCAAGAGATCTTCTTAACCGAAGGAGCGTTTGTGACCTGGATATTCAATGATGTCGTCATCTCCCCACCTTACGGGATCATCCTTGTCGTGGACACTGATAATCTAGAGGAGGTGGGAGATCAGGTAGTAGATGCGGATGTCGAGTACCCGCCCTTCGACTTCCCAGAAGATCCGAGTTACTACTCCTGTGCAACCGAGGTCAAGCTCTCTGCTCGTGCTATTGACACCGCGGTTCTGTCTACCTTCCGCATCCCTGGCACAGTAGTTAAGTCAACTGTAGAGGATGCACTAGCTGAATTATGTTTAGCAGAGTTGACACGGTCAGGAGAATTGGTGAGTAGGGGTCACGTAGTCTCAGCTCAGATCTCTGTGAGAACCATTGTGGATATCCCTGAGGTGTCATATCTCTTGGCT